ATGTGCGTACTACATAAATGTGATAATACTTTGTGTGTAAATCCTGATCATCTTTGGTGTGGAACACGATTAGAGAACACAAGGGACATGATTCAGAAAAAAAGACACAATCATTTTGGTAGTAGAAGCAAAATAAAATGCGATCATTGTGATATGGAATGTCAAGCTGGACTAATAGCTAGATGGCACAATGATAATTGTAAGCACAAAAAACAGTAAAAATATACTAAATAACTTAGTTACTACTAAATAACAGCACTATATTCTAACGGAACTTTAATATATGAAGTCAGTAAAAGACCTTCTCAAACAAAACTCTTTATATGCCGCAATGCTACCACAAATGTTGTCGTATCAATCAGCATATCTTGGAGGATTAGAATTCAAAAGATCAGTACGCAGAAAGCGTCCATCAGAAGATTCAAATTTATACCTTGACTTAATTGAAAACACAGTTGCTCAACCGATATGTCGCTACATTGTTGATACTATAAACGATGTAGTTTTTGACCCCCCAGTTTGGCGTGATCTAAAGTTTAGTACACCTCAAGGTACAGCAATCAATCCAGACAACATTGAATGGTCACAACTAATGATCCTTGATGCTGATCTAAACAACAGATCAATGGATGGCTTCATGGAGTCAGTAGGTGACTTAACTTCTATTTACGGACAGTGTTGGGTCTTTGTAGATATGCCTCAAGAAACAGAAGGCAATCTAGGTAGACCATATGTTGTGGCAGTCAACCCGATACAAGTCTGGGACTGGGATTATTCTATATATGGTGGAAGACCTATCGTACAATACTTAAAAGTATTAGAAAACGAAGATGACGAATGTATGTATTTCAAATGCTATCATTTAGGTACAGAAGAATATCCAAGTTATTGGATTAGTTATAAAGTTAACAAATCAGACAGAGAAAACACTGAAGCAGAAATTGTAGCAGAAGGAACATACCCTGAAGGGATGGGCATTCCAGCATTTATGTCTTATGCTAAAAGAGATCCTAGATCAATTGATTATGGAATCAGTGATATTGACAGTGCTAGTGACGCACAAAAAATGTACTATAAGTTAGAATGCGAGGCATATACAAGTGTCCAATTCGCCAAAACTTTGATCAGGGCCGACAAAGGCGTATCAGTACCAGCACAAGCTGGTTCAATTGTTAGAGCAACTCAAGGACAAATTGAGACTATCCCTGTTGATACAGGTGATATTGAAAAGACTATGAAACTTCAAGCAGAAGTTTTGAATCAGATAGAAAACTTAACAGGCTTAGGCGGACTTAGATTCAGCCGCCATAACGTACAAAGTGGAATTGCTATCATCCAGGAGCGTAAGACGCTTCACAACTTAGCTAGAGCAAAAGCAAGACTTATGGAAGTAACAGAAGAACAAATCTTTACTTACGCGGCTCGCTTTATGAACATGCGTTGGGCGGGTGAGGTACAGTATAGTACAGATTACGATAAACACGATACCAATTACAGACTTGCTATCTACAGAGAATCAAAAGCATTAGTACCAGAGAACGACATGGTAAATGCTTTAATAACAAAAGACATTATTGCTATATTAGCGCCATCAGAATCTCAGGCGCAATATGAACAAGCATTTATAGAGACAATAGAAGACCCAGCCCTTAAGCAATTAATGACTGAAGAAAATGAAAAAGTTTTAAGCCGTGACTTACAATCACAGATCCCAACTGGTGAAGACTACGAAGGTGAAGATGATGGAAGTTATGGCGAAGAAGGTATGATAAACGGTGTAACGATAACAGACACCGGACCCTCATACACTGTACAACAAGCAATTGCTGTACAATTACTAGAAGGTGCCGGTGGCACTGGAAGATAACCAATAACTCGTTTATTACGATACAATAGGAAAAATTAATGATTGAAGAAAATAATAACGGTGGCAACGAACAAGCCCTGTCTGAAGAGACAGTGATGGACAACAATAATGTTGAAGATCAAAATACTTCAAGTGAAAGTAAAGTAAACCCAGCAGGTATACGCAAAGCACAAACTCAAGGCATTCTTAATGCTTTAAGTAGAGCATCAGGACAGAACTTAACTTCTGTTGAAGATGCTGTTGCGTTTATAGCGAAGTCTACAGCACAATCACAACTCGGTGGTTCCGTAAAACCAGTGGAAGAACATACGAGTCCTCAACAGTCACGGTCTGTTTCTAACAATGACTTACAAGAACAGTTTCAAAAATTACAACAAGAGTTATCTTCAAAAGAAGTAGCTTTGAAAGGTAAAGAACTTGAATCTGATATCTTACAAGCAATGGGAGATAGATTTGATTCTGATCTAAATGAGTATGCGTTACAAAAAGTTAAATCAAACATTCAATGGAATGATGACAAAACTTATTCTATCGTAAACTCAAAAGGACAAGAGCGTTATGGACAAGATGGTAATCCACTTACTATAAAGGACTTAGTTGATGAAGTAGGGCAGGGTAATCCTAAACTATTAAAACAATCATTAACTCAGTCAGGTTCCGGTTTGAGACCCGGTCAGAGCAAATTTGCTGGTGGCGACCTTGATGCTATACCAGACTATTCTAAAGATCCAGCCGCATTTAAGGCTTGGAAAACTAGAATGGGCTTAGGTAAAGGTGTAGGTTTAAAAAGCATGGGCATAAAAGTAACTGACGGGACTCCTAATAGGATCTAATTGTTAAAAGCCAATATATTATTTAATTATAAGGAGATTTAATCATGGCATATGTAATAAATACGGCGGGGGCCGGCCCCAATGGGGAAAATAATGCGTTTACAGCGGCAATTGCGTAGTTCGCCTTGGAACAGCATTGTGCTAGTTCTGGGCTAGTAGACTATACACGAGTAGTAACAACTGAACAAGGAAATGTGTACAAAGTACCAAACTTCCCTGCTTTAGGCTTCCAGGATTATAATCCAAATGGTGCCGCAGGTACTACAGGATATGGAGATGCGAATATTCAAAATCCAACTATTACTCAATCAGAAATCACAGCAACACCTGCTGTATGTAGTTCGGCATTTGACATATTTTTCAACTGGACGGCCAGTTTTGAATTAGCGTCAACGCTTGGAGAAGAAATCGGTGGATCATTTGCTGAGAAAGTAGATCAAAGAGTAGCAAAAGCATTTTTAGGCTTTAAAGTTGATCCAGATAATACTACGACAGCTAATCCAGATGGATTCGCAACAGTATCAGCAATGGGTGCTATGGAACTACAAAAGCAAGGTCTTGCTCCAACAGGCGCAACAGCGGCGGCTTTCATTTCTAGCACAGTTTTAGGTCTTGTACAAAAGATCAAACAAAACTATGTTGTTGGACGCTTACCAGGAACACCTATCATTGTATTAGACTCAAACGGTGACGACACTGTTGTTGGTTCTTCAATGATTAGAGCATTAAACGAATTATCTGGTGGAGCGGTTATGACTACTGCTAACTCAGGTGGTTCAGCAATTACTTCACTTGGTGAAGAGTTACTTGCTACTGGAACACTTACTAACTTATACGGTTGTAGAGTTATCTTCTCTAACTTCTTATCACCAGTAGTTGCTGGCGCAGGAACAAATGGAGAAATTGATGGCGTAGCAACACCAGTATTAGTTGGTGGATACTTCCATGAAACTGCTATCTTTACTTTACTAAAAGAAAATTTAGAAATTAAAGTTGGAGAAGCTCCGTTTGGCCTTCAAAATTGGATCACCGGCGTGGCGTACATGGGTGCGGGCGTAGCAGATGGTCGTAGAGGCGGTGCTATTAATATTGCTCAGGCTTAATTAAATTAAATTAGTATAGGAAAATAATATGTCAGTACCTTTCCAAAGAATCAGTAATGCTAACGCCGCAACGGTCACATTCTATGATCCAAGTGCGGAAAGAAGGGCGGCTCAGATGGAAGTTAATTGGGACGACTACTTTAACGTAGGGTCACAAGAAATCTTGTATCAACTTGAGTTCGGCTGGTGGCCGCAATACTGCGACAATGTAATA